CTGGCACCGATCCGGGTGTTCAGCGGAGTCTCTGCCGTTCTTACCAGGTTTGTCCTGAAGGAACAGCCGCTCAGGCGGTTTAACCCGATCGTCTCGACACCCAGCGGGGACTTCGTGAGGTTCCTCGTGCACCGCTCCGGAGGCACGAGCTACACCACAGGGCGCCCCCTGAGTTATCTGGCCGCGACAGTTGACGCTGATGTTGACTCTGCCATCGCCACGGTGGCGCGGCTTGGGACCACAAATCTCATGCTGCCCACTGTCGCTAGTTGGCTCCCAAAGGATCGCCGAAAGCAGGCCGCGCTCCTGACGGAATACCATCGGGCTGCAGTTGGGACGAAAGTACCGACTGTGTACCCTGTGGAGCTTGGTGTTCGTGCTTATCAGTACGAACCCAAGCAGTACGATCAGGATGCGAGGCCCAAGCTGCAGGCTTTCATGTCACCCTTGGTGCACGGGGCATTTGCCCCGGTGCCCAACGATGCAGGAGAGCGCCGGTGTGTGGAGGGTCGGGTAGAGGAGCTGAAGAAACCCGAACCAAAACCAAATACTTACCGAGACAAATGTATGGAAGAGTTTGTTGACTTCGTGTGTGGTAACACGTTGTTAGAACCAGTTGACCACCAAGTGGTGGTGGATAAGCAAACCAAACCAGCCCAAAAACTGTCGCTTTCAAAGGCGATGGTAGCGGGTGAAACTCTCAAGAGAATGTTGAAGAATTTCATCAAGTCCGAGGCCTATCCTGATGTGAAAGACCCCCGGAATATTTCGATGTATAATGACTCCGACAAGCTGGAGATGGCGACATTCGCCCTCGCACTCTCCGCCCACTTGAAACAGTTTAAATGGTATGGTCCCGGTATGACGCCCGAAGAGATTGCAGCTCGGGTCCGGGATATCTGCGTTGTGACTCGACACTTCTTGAACAGTTCAGATTATCGTCGCATGGATGGCACTGTCACCTATGTACTGCGCGGTGTAGACCGTGGCGTGTGCATGAGGCTCTTCGCCAACCACCGCGCAGTGATGAATGAACTACTTAAGAGAAATGTCGACAATCACGGATCTTTTCCACACGGAACAACCTTTGACCAGGGCCCTGTCCACGGCTCTGGATGTTCCGCGACAAGTGTGTTCCAAACTATGCG